GAATCCTCGGCGGCCATAGCTGCCCTGGTCTTAATAATCTTCTTGTTCTTAATTTGTAGGAGTTTTCTCCATTCCTCTGTCATCTCGATAGGATCAATCGCCCTGGAAAGAGCGGGATTTCTGCCGGTTACTTCGGCAAACTGACCGAATTGCTGTAATTCCTGTCCACGAATTACGGTCATATCCGCCCCGAAGTATTCGACCCGAAATCTGGCTTCCAGGGCGGCATCGGGAACCTCGTTGCTCCCGTATTTGAATTGTTGGAGACAGGCCAGGTAAAAATTCAAAATTGGTTCAATCGTGTGATCCCCGGTGTGAGTAATACAGTCATTGAACCGACTGGACCCTCCCTGATTGATAAGTCCGGCTTCATAGGCTGATTTCCTGGACCCGGTGTACCCGCCCTTCGCATAATCAGAAGCCCCTGACGATTTATTCCCCCTGTCCCGAAGTTCGTTGATTTCCTGGTACGTCAAGGCTACATTCGTGTTGGGATGTAGAGACTTGATGTTATTGATGTCCCCGACCGGGATTCCCCCGCCGGGTTGCATGAATAAACTGTCAGGATCGAGAACGCCATCATCAACGTATGCAAAACTCCCCATAATAATCAGATTCAAGATGTCGGCTTTCTGACAACTGAATGTCTGAATCAATTCGTGGGTCCCTCGTACTGGTTCTAACGGCCCCCATCCGTAAGGTGTGAACCACAGGCTGTCATACGTCCCAAAAAACAGAGGTTGGCCGCCCCAATATGGGTTTTCCTCGAACTGTAAAAGGGTCTCCCGGTTGGCGACCACGATTACGACATCCTGGTACAACTTCCCGTCAATCTCGATGTCGCCATACCCCATCAGGAGTTCAATCTCGTCTGACGGGGTGTACTGGATGCCAAAAATATTAGCTCGAACCTGTTTATCGCCTTCGCTTGAATCGGAGGGGGCTGACTTCGCTCCCTCCGGGGCATTATCTTCCAGTTCAGAAAGATTCTCATAGGTATCTTTCATGGCCTGGAGGGAAAGTAACGTAGTCCCGGACCTTCTGATCTTAAAATTGTCCCGATGATATGGTTTTCCTGGATCGAGGACTATATCCAGGACATCAACAGTATCAAATGAAAAATTGTCGTATGTTACTTCCTCAACCTTCTTGGGTTTGCCCCCTTGTCCCCGAAGCCGTCTCGGACGGGACTTTTTGACCCACGGAGTCGCTGCGGCAGAGTTACCGAGGACTGTGAGTTGCTTCAAAAATGGCCTGATCTTCTCTGTGAACTCAGACACCACAACTTTCCGCTTGAGGTATTCCGTCATATCTTCCTCGAATTCCTCAGAGGCATCATCGAGTGATTCGAGCTTGAAATAGTCCTCGTTTATCGGAAAAAGTCCCGATCTTAGATTTGAAGCAATGGTATCCCCGATCTCCTGACTGAAAGTATCGGGGGCCTTGCACCGCCAGGGCCAACTTTCGTACCTGGACTCGTCCACGAAACACAGATAGTTGTTCAGACAATCACTCCAGACCTTTTCTTTCTGGAGCCGAGCCAACTTCCAATCTTCGTACTTCTGGACTATGGCTTCCACTACTTTCTGTTGGTCAACATCTTTTATAATCGCCACTTAATACCCCGTCATACTTGAAGCTGGCTTCCGGGTCCCCTGAGTTCTCCAGGGTCTTGCTTTCGGGGTCCCGACATAGCCCTTGGTTGCGTAATAAATCATATACTCGGCGGCAGAAATCCCGTGGTCATCTCCGATAGTGTCCCCGTATGTCCCTTCTTTCCTGGACCCGGACTTCCACCGGAGGAACTGTAACTCTCTCTCAAGATTCGGACATCGGCCTTTGAAGATAAATATTCTCGGATTCGGACCCGATTCCTTGAGATGCCAGGGCCGGTGATTACTTTTCGGTTCGAGGTATGAAAGGAACCTGTCTCGCCGGGCCTTTATTGGCACTTCACAACTAACTGACGGACAACCATACCGGCCCCAGTCATTCGCAAGCTGTAGACCGAGGGCATGGTGGTCGGAGATACGGACTGTCACTTTGGAATATCGCTTTTCAATTTCTTTTGTCCTTCGGACATGGATATCTGTTCCGAGGTCCGAAGCATAGTGTTCATCAACGAAGTAAAAATCCCTTGTCGGGGCCTCAACAGCAAACTCAACGGCAGTAGCATCCCTAGTTCCGAAATCAATCCCTTCCCGGACCGGCCATGAGGCCGGGATGACAAATGGCTCGATAAGGTGGATGTGACTTTTGAAGGGCTTGTAAACCCGTCCTGTATAAAATACCCATTCTCCACCGAATTGCTCCTGAAAGGCATCATCTGATAACTCTATCCTGGCTGACTCAATTTCATTCTTGTCAAAATGTGGCGTATCCCAGGCAGCGCAATGGAAAACTTCCCATCCTTCGAGGTGCCCGGCGTTGACCCGTGTTTCGATCTCGTATAGCCATAGACCTGTGAGGTCTGGGGTTGTCGGGAAGATTGCTCTACCCAATCTCGTAGACAGCGTAGGTCTGAGATATCGAAACCAGGTGTCCCCATTATGCTGTGCTGCCTCCGAAAGTATGATCCAATCATTCTCTTCTCCGACAAGACTCAGAGGCCGGTCTGCCGACTTCCCGTGGACCTCTGCCCCCCAAGGCATCTCGATGTAGAGTTCACCGGCCTTGGCATTGTCCCGAACTTTGATCGGCTTCGGGAGGCCAATCTTCTTGTGCGCTCGCATGAGGAAGTCCAGGATGTACCTGAACTCTTTCTCAGCGAGGTCGTAACTGGGTCCGACTATCCAACCCCGTGTGTTCGGAGTCAGGACATCAGCCAGGACATCCTTGGCGGCGACATAACTCTTTCCGATACGCCGGGCCGCCCGGACGATCTTAAAACGGGCATTGCTGGAATTTACCTCGTCCTGGAAGTCATTCGTCTGGAGGTCCAGGTCTTTCAAAAGCCTGATCTTATCCAGGGCAAGTTGATTCATTAATCAATCGCCATTGTATCTGGGTCCGCAGCCGAAATTGTAAGAGCCGCCGAAGTATTTGCGGCCCCGGCAGTAATCCCACCGTGGACATGGGCACTCAGATCAGTCTTAAGTTCCTGGGTCAAAGTCACCAGTTTGTTTACGAGGGTAACAAGTTCGTTCCAATCCGCTTTGGGAGATACTCCACGATTCCGGCCATGCCGAAGATTCGTCCTTGAAAAAGTTACTGTAGCCATTGTTATTCCTTTGGTTTGCTCGAAGTTGTCTTTGGTTTCTGCGCCTTCGAGTCAGGTTGGTTTCGCATTGTTTCTTTGCTCTTTTCTTGCTCAGTCTTGAAAGGCTGAGGGTATAAAGCCGGATCATCTGGATTCCAAACATAACTGGTTGTCGGCCTGAATGTTCTTTTCATTTTGCCTCTGCAATAATTGTGACATCGTTCGCTATAAGACTGGCTTCGTGTTCAAGTAATTCGTGTGGATAATAAGAATTCCGGCCCTCTGCGATTTGTAAAATATGGACCAGTTCATGTGCCAAAGTAAAATTGGGCCACGGATTCATTTTATCCGTCACCATGATAATTACGTCAGGGTGTTCGATCTCAACAACCCCCCAACAATTACAATCATCACTGAAAATCTTACTCGCCGTCCCGGTCAGCAGATAGACCCTCAAAGTCTCCGGGTAACTCGGCCTCCAGTTCGGACTGATTCGATTCTGGTACAAGGCCATGACCAGGAGCAAGACCCTCTGGACTTTCAACTCCCGGAGGTCCAACAGGGTGACTTCCCCCGTCCGGGCTTTCCCCGGCAGGAGATGGGTTGCCATCACTGACTGGGGTAACAACAACGTCAAACACAGGGCCAGTAGGAATTTTTTCATTCGTTCCCCCCTGGATAAAATATTTCTGAATTACCAATTTGTACTGGGCGAGTATCTCGGTCGGCTTGCCTTCCATGATCCGGGCCTTGTCAACGGCAATCCCGGCAATCTTCGCCAAGTCAACTGGGTCTGCGTCCTTTAACTTATCTACTGTGATGTACCCAAGGGCTTCTTCGGCCAGGACGTACCATTCATCGGCCATCGTCTCCCGGATTGTCTTGGCTAGGGATACGAGGTCCTTCGCCCTAGACACGGCGTTCTTGACTACCGGAACCGGGAGGCTATGTGCTTGCCCGGCTTCCTCCGGTGGGACACCTTTTGCGACATCCCGGACTGCGGCCTTGATCCTGTCTGCCCGGTTATGACCACCCTTGACTCTTGGACGGCCCCGCTTCGGCTTGATGAAATCCTGGTCTAGTTCACTATCCGGTGTACCCAAAGTTCGTCTCCGGTGTAAGGGTTCTCGTCCATTAAAACAGGGCAACACCAACAATTTCCTCCCGTAAGGAAATGTTTTGGCTGTCCTGGGTGAGTAGGAAAGACATGAAAACCGTTGAGTCTCGCCAGGGTGTCAGTCTTTGGAGGTTCTGGCCTCGGTTCGGACAACCCGAATCCTTGGGGATTCATTTCTTCCCCGTAGGCTTCCAGCCGTGTTTGACCCCTCGCAAAAGCCTGACCTGGGCCTTGGCTTTTTTCTTGCTCGTTCCATAGGCATGAACATTGTCCGGACTAGAGACCCGATATTTACCCTTGCCGAGTGACGTAGTTTTGTATGGCATTATTTCTGTTCCTTCAAATAAAGTCGAATCCAGAGTTTACGTTCGGCTTCTTGTTCGGCCCGTGACATTTTGGCCGTTGATGGATCATTCTTGAGTTTCTGATCCACATAAGCCTCGGCCTGCTCCTGCAAAGTCAACGGACTCTGCGGAGTTTTCACGAACCACGATTTAATCCATTTCCACATTATCGTCCTACTCCGGTGAGCATTGCGGTATTAAGTTCATCTTCTGCCGCCGCAACCCGGCTGAGAAACAAGTGAGCAATCGTGCTGGAATTAGCCTCAGACCCCGGAGACCCAATTCGTACACGCATAATTGCGCTCGTAAAAACACGGGTGTCCTGCACATTTTGTGTCGGCCAGTTGGCTTCGGTCCGGTTGACTCCGGTTGCATCATCGTAATTGTCCTGTGCTGTTCCGTTGGTGTCATCAATGGTCCGAAAGACAGTCGTATCATCTTGAAAATTACAGTATTGATACCCTTGAGGAAAAGATGTATCACCAAGGGCCAAAGTAATTAAATAAGTATCGGCTGCCTCCAGATCAATACGGAAGGTCTCGATATTACCATCATTGGTCCGCTGTGTTAATCCGGCGAGTCGCCTATCAACAGTCGAATCCCGGTCTCGGTCGCTGATCGTACTTGACCATCCAAACGTGACACCGTTTCGAGTAACGGGGTAAATATCTTCCGAAACATACGTCTCATTCGGTCCATCCGTGACGTAGCCTGATGTCGCTCTGAAATTGAAACCCTTGTCCCATGCCATTTACCACACCGTTTCGTGAGAGGACACTGCCGCCAGGACAGCGTTTGCCGCCGCCGTGATGTCTGAACTGGTTGTCTTTACAGCGTCTCGTAAATTTTGTGCGGCAGTCCGTAATTCGGCCACGCTGTTTTGTCCTTCGGTTACTGTTAAACCAAGGGCCGTAAGGCCATTGACCAGTTTTGCCCGGAGATTCACGTCTCCTGTCAGCCGAGTAACCCATCCGATCCTGCGGAGATACTCGTTGGCATCCTGTGTCATCACGGTCGCAAGTTCGGCCAGACTTCGGGTATTAAGATCACGAATATAAGCGTTGGCGTTGCTCCGCATGTCCCGCCGGAGACCTTCTAAATTGTGGGCTGCGTCTGCCGCCAGTTTGTATTCCTCGAACGTAGCCATTATGCCACCACAAAGAAATGAACTGTGTAATCCACATCACCGGCGGCACTTAAATTGGCTACGAGGGCTGTATTGGCCGGTAACTTCCAGGCCGGTGCATACGGAAAGACATACCCACCACCATTACCGGCGAGGGTTCCACCACCACGAATCGTCCCGGCTGCCCCTTCTCGGACCAGGGCACGAATTTTAGATGCCCCTTGGTTACTTGCCATGATTCCGGTGACATAAATACTGAGTCCCCCGCCAGGGGCCGCAATGAGGGTAGTGTCCCCGGAGGCCGTGACGTTGGCTCGTATAGGCCCTTGAGTCGCACTTACCACAGCAGGGGTGACGTGCTGATTTATTGCGGGGAGGGTTAGGACATCAATGTCGCCAATGTTGTTCGTTCCGGCAGGAATTGAGGGCAGAGTCAAAACATCCACGTCCCCGATATTTGCGGTCCCGGCCACAAGAGCCGGAAGAGTAAGTACGTCAACGTCACCGATGTTGTTTGCACCTGCCGGAAGAGAAGAATCAAAAGCTGCGATATCGACCTTGCCCAAGTCCCGGAGGGCACGATCCAGGGGATCAGTCGGGAGTCCGACAGATGCCGTTACAAGGGTCGCTGTGTCCAGAGGCCCAAAGGCCGGTTTGATTACCTGGTATTTGACCCCTCCGATGTCGTCTGTGGCTATGACATCTCCGCCTGTTCCGATGTTTAGAACTGTATTGTCAGCCATCTCGTATCTTAGGTACGATACTCAGTACCTTATCCCCAGAAAGTAAAAAATGGAGGTATGATTACTCGCCTTCGGCTATCACGAAACTGAATGACGTGCCCCGGAGGACCCGGAGGGCCGCCGAACATATTGAGGTTTATCAGCAAAGGTAAAAGCATTTGGTTCCTTGGTAGTCACCAGACTACCTTCAGTTTGTACCTCATGCCAGAACCCGGAGATGGTCACAGTACCAGTCACACCCGCCCCTCCAGCAGCTAATTCTACTGACATGGCTTCGTTGGTGTTCAAGGCTCGTTTTCCGACCTCTGGGCTATCTAAGGCTCCTGCACCGTGGATATATTTCTCGAAGATTACGACAGCCCCGCTCTTGATTTGTAACAACCCGGAGACAGAGGCTACCGAATAAGACGCATCAATTTTGACGATTCGATTGTATTTCCCGACTCCGGGGGCAGGAATAGATGCAATCGCCGTGGCGTTGACCTGTTTATCTGACCCGCTCACAGCATTGTTAAACTTCCATGATTCCAGGATTCTCATGTGTTCCTTTTTTGGGCTACCTTGGGTGGTATTTTACCCACCAGGTTAAACCTTGGGTGGGCAGGTATGTAGTCGATTTCGGACCCGGCCTGGGGGGGACCCCCACCCCCTTTCGTCCGGCGGCATCTCCCACAACCCACAACCATGTGGCTTGTGAACCCCCGCCCCTTTTGCCTGTCATAGTCTAGTATAGGCGATAACAAAACCAGTACTATCAAGGGTTTACCTGAG